CAACCTTTTCACTTGTGAATCCGCCACCTACTGACATTTTCTTTTCCAGTTTGTTTAGTTTGTCGGTTAGTTCTTTGTTTTCAGCTTCACTCTTTTCAGCCCTTGAAGCACCCATCTTCCATTGGGCAATCTGAACTGCGTGACGCAATCCTTCACCCTTCTGGACATAGAGTAAGTCAGGGTAATCCTTGAGAACTTGGTTTGCTTCCTTGGTCAAGGCTTCTTCAGGTTTAGCTAATTCAGGTATTTCCCGAATAAGGTCTTCCCTCGCCTTGCTCCAATCCTCCTGCACTCGCTTTGCGGCGTGTTCCTGTTGCGACTTCTCAGCCTCAACCTTAACTTCCGCTGCCCTGTCACGGGCATCTTGTGCAAGATCAGAATCACCTTCGTTCTCCAGCCTTCCTGCGGCATTCTCATAGTCCTCCGCAGTAAAACCTTTCTCATCCCTGTAGGCTTTGCCTTCATCCAAGTCAGACTGCTTCTCAACAATCTTGCTTTTCTCAGACTCAAGCTCCTCACGCTGCCGCTTTAGTTCCTCTTTTTGGGAGTTTATCTCCTTCCAAGAGTTCTTCTTGCGACCCTCGTTCTTGGCCCATTTACTCTTCTTTGGTTGCTCCTCTGCTTCAGGAGCTTCGCCTTCTGTCAATGAACTAACCTGTTCATCAGCATTATCCTCAGTACTGTCCAGTACCTCAGTCTCCGGTTCTTCAACCGCTTCTTCTGTTGCTTCAGGTGGAGATTCGTCTTGAACCTCCTCTTTGGGTTCCTCCGGTATTTCTACGTTCGGTACTTCCCCCGCTTCCTTCGCAGCATCAAACTGCTCGGCTACGGACAACATCTGTTCGTCAGTTATTTCGACGGTTTCTTCTGGCATAATGCTTCCCTATTGGTGCTTATCCTCGGCCAAAGAGCGCACCAAGCTCCTTGGACGTTGCTGTGGGGTTTTGACTCGCCTGATAATCAACCCCAAACATATCAGACGTAAATTCTTCCGGCTCCTCGATTTCTCTTGCCAAAGCCTCTACGGTGTGAACCGTTGTCCTCACACCATTCGCAAATCCTGCATTAAATTCAAGCTCTTTATTGCTCGACACCGCCTGTTGATTCTGCTTGAGAACCATGTTCAGCAGTATCATGCGGAACCTTTTCCCTTCTACTGTGACGAGAAACTTGCGTAGCGCATTCGCCTCAGATACCGCCCACTCCGGTTCTCCCACCCACGGAATCTGGTTGGACATCTTCCACGCTATCCTAATAAACCTAAAAAATCTCATCAATAATCTCCCTGCTGCACAACTTCCTCAGTCTCTTCAACCATCTCAGCCTGTGGTTGTGGTGTCTGGCCTGTAATCGCAGCCATCTCCATCATGCGCTGTTCTTCCTTGCTTGGCACAAAGCCGAGTTGAATCAGATATTCCTCAACATCCTTCCGCATGGAACGCGCATTGTTCGTGTCAACCTGTTCGTAGGCATCGAGGAGTCCAGCGAGTCGGGCGGTAATCGCCTGTTGTCCCTGCTGACTAACCTGCATTCCAGACTGTCTTGCCTTCTCCAAGAACTGCATGATAACTCCTATCCGGCTTGGATAATCCTGCCCCTGCTGAACCGGAATCATTTCACCAATGAGAAGGGCGGGGAGGGTTTTCTGTTCCTGTTCAACCTCATCGCCCGTTTTCTGATTAGGGTCTTGCACTAATCGCGGAACAAGGGACGGGTCTTCAAGCTCAAGTATGCTCTTGTCCAATTCCACTTGGTTAATCCACGGAGAGTTCATAAATAACTGCTTCCTCTGGATCGCCTTGTTAAGCAGCATCGACTTACTCACCATATCCATCCCACCACGAGGCTCAATCTGGTACTCGTCGTGAAGGGCTACGGGATCAATGGCGAGGCTGTCCTCAAGGAATCTGAATTGCAGACTCTTCTTGTCGAATTGAAGCAGGATACTAAAGGCTTGTCGGAACAAGTCTCCCAACGCCTGTCTAAAGAGACGCAGACGCAAGTCCATATTCTGTTGTGCTTGAGCGTTAACTGACTCAATCTCAGTTGCAGTACGACGATCCCTGTCCGCCATGATACCATAGTCGGGAACGGTTACTCGTTGTTCTGCGATGGATTGCGTCTGCGCGATTTCCTTGTCGAAGTCCAAAGGCACATCAGGCATTTGAACTGGCGCGATCCCGAACGGTAAAATCTGACCCGGAGCTAGTCTTAAATTAACGCTGTTCGGGAGATCGCGTTCCGCTTTGAACAGGGGCTTGTTAAATAAAGTTGAGGCATCCATCTTCTCATTCCAAACTTTCGTTAATGAAGCTTCAAATGGAGCGAGAACCTCGCAGACACCACGGGGAGAATACCAACCTCCGTCTGTTATCTCGTATTTGCACAATGAAAACGGCGGGTTATCGTGATCGAAAGGAACCTCCATTGTCTCACGAAGCGGAGTAGTGGGGGCTTGGGGAGAAAAACATTGCATGATCCACTTACCGTCCTCGTCATGTGAATAAACCTCCCACACAATCACTTGATCCTTATCAATGGAATGCGTAATCCCTTCCCGTATCTCCTTATCGTACTTGAGGTTATCAATGATGCCGGAGTCCTCAACCTTTCCTCCCTGTATACTGTCTATGACACTCTTGCTTGTGTCGTAAATCCCTGCCCTCTTGTATGACTCAAGACTCATCGGCATGACTTGAGTAATGCGGTCAGCCGTCTCAATCCCCTTTGACCACGGAGGAACAATTATGTACATCGGATCAACCGACTGAAACTCCACCTGTTTCTTTTCAGGGTTCCAGTAGGTCTTCATTATGCCCTGCCCACTGACCATCATGTGATCTATCCAACACATAACCTCAGTTGCGTAGTTGGATTTCTCGTGAAGCTTATAGTTGAACCACTGTTCTGCTGCGGTGGTGAAACCAGCAAGTTGACTCCGCATAGGAACAAAAGTTGCCAACACATCCAACCCCATCGCCTGTTGGAAGAAAGACGGCTTCAGCTTGTTTATGGTGGTGTCGATCAGCGGAAAGTGAAAGTCTGCCGCATTAGGCCACGGTTTACTTTTCCTTCGCAGACCATCATTCCGCATCTGATACCATAACCCCTGCCGTGTTTCCCACCGAGCACGGGCTTTAATATCATCGACAACCAGATCGTAAATTGTGTCGCTCATACTGATTTCTTTTTAAGCTGCTTCTTTGCGTGTTTATGTGCCTTAGACTTCTTCTTCGTGTTAAGCATTACAGCCACAGCTTGTTTGTTATTCTTGTAAGGCATCGTCTATGTTCCAAATTTCTTCTGCTTGAACTTTCTCATCCCTCCCTCATGCTTCGGCATTATCTTTGCCTCCCACGATTCCTGCCGCGAGGTGCGGAACCTTGTTTAAGGTCTTGTTTGGTNGGCTGTAGATGACCATACTTGTCGGGCATCTGTTCCTTTGGTTTCTTTTCCTTAGCCATTAGTGATTGTCCCAATCGTTAAATTCATCTGGACTTGGATGCCTCATCCTCATCGTTCTCCATGACCGCATCATCAACATCTCCGCAGCAATGGCATCCTGAATACATCCCGCGCAGATATATCCCGCCATCGCCACATCCTCTGCCACCGCCGAGTCCACCTCTTGACATATATAACATACCTTATCATTAGGAGGTACTGGCCTTATGCTTGACCGCCTCAATGTCAACACTTTTTTTTAATACCCCACAAACATACCACTTGGCAAGACAGATTCTTGGAAATCTTTCTCCGCTTCATCCATCAATTCCCCNACTGTTGGGCGGTTAATCGAGTTAAATCTCTCCCAACTGCCCCCGACTCCGCCCCCACAGGAGATGCAACCCATTACCGCATCCGCCCTGTCAGGACTATCCAGCCCCCTCGACTTCATCTTATCCTTTGACTCCAGCCCAAGCTTTCCTGTTCGACTAACCTCTGATCGTCTCGTAACCATCTGCTGATGGAGCATCCCGTCATCCGGTAAAAGTATCTCCCGCTTCTCAATCACCCTCGCCGCCGTGTGCCACATCTCAGCACTCCGGTTGGAGTAACGGTCATCAAACGGTCTGGCTCCGAAGTTCACCCTGTGGATGTCATAACCCGCATCCATCAGCGCATCACACAACGGCAACCCCATACCACCCTCATCAGCATACACCTCGTCCTGCGTCAGGTTGTTCTTCTTGATAAGGTTTATAATCTTGCCAATCGTCGTGTTCGTGTTCCGCTCACGCCAAGTGACCATCTCCATCACCTTGTTCCCATTCCTGTACGCAAACACACACTCGTCTCCTCCGGCTGCAAAGTCAATGAAGGCTACCTTCATTCCCATACTAAGCTCCGGTGGGTTCTGCAAACACTCCTCCAGACTCTTGAGATTGAGAACCAGACCTTCCCCGCTGTCATCCACAAACTCCCCGTGAATCATGGAACGGATCAAGGGACTGTTCTCACCGTACATCTCAATCTGCTCCTCAATCCAACCCCTATCCAGATGCGGACAGTCATAGGCTGTTACCGTGTGGCACTCCCAAAACTTCCTTTGCTTGGTGAAAGCCTCATAGAACGATCCAGCCGCCGCGCCCGGACTTGACATCACCAGTAGGCGCGAAGGCTGGCATCTGGCTATGGCAGTGAAGATAGAATCAGGGACAGTCTTCGCCTCATCCACAATCATCAACAAATTCTCAGTCGGCCCCTGCCTGTGCCAACCCTCAAACTTTCCCGCATCATTCGTACTAAACCCAATCGCCCTACTCCCGTTCTGATAGTGCAACTCGTTGCTGGTTGCTCTCCAACCCTGCCCCAACCCACTAATATACTTCTTGAGCGTAGGCCAAAGCTGACCCTCAACCTGCCGCCAGACACCCGCAGTGGTAACAACCAGACTTTCAGGGAACCGAACCATGTGCCAGAGAATCGCACTAGCCGCAACAATACTCGTCTTCCCGCTACCATTAGCTGCCTTCAACGCAACCTGACACTCCTTCTCGTTCAACTGCTCCAACACCTTCTTCTGCCAGCCGTAAGCGTCCATCCCCAAAAACATCTCAGGAAAGTTCTCCAACTGACTCGCCTCCTCCAAGGCATCCCTATCCTTAGCCAACCTCTCCAACGCCCTCTGCGACTTCTTCTCGTTGGGAGATAGCACAAGCGAAGGAGCGGGTGCTGTCTTGATCGACTTGCGCGGCAACATCACATCGCGCTTGCCAGACTTTGGCTTAGGGCCAGTTCGCTTGATCTTAGGCTGCTTAGGCAGCAGAATCAGTTTCTTCTTCTCAGCCATAAGTGTTCGCGAACACTTAGTTGCGATGCTTTATCCGCTCTGGAATCGAAGACAACTGCGAGAGCAACTCCGGTGAGATAGTGCTAGTCGCGGATTGATTATCACTTTTAGTTGTCTTCGGACTCCAGTGCGGGAACCGTGACTGTAGGAAAGACAATGCCAGCTTTCCATCACGGCTCTCCATAATCTTGTTTATCAAAGCCTCTTCAGCCTGAGCTTGTGCAGCCAATACCTGCGCGTTCAGCTTGGGTTTATCCTTCCGCAGCTTATCAACCCTGCTCGGACTAATCCCACAAGCCCCACACGCCGCAGTCAAACTCATGCCGCGACTCAGTTTATCCAGAAACATCTCAAGCGTTTCCCCCGTTAGATTCTTCTTGATTGAAATCTCCGCCATAGGTGTAAGATAGCATAAGTTGAAAATACGTCCAGTTTTTTAGTGGGGGTATCTATACTACTNNGGCCGATGGGTGGTGGTGGGGTCGGGGGTGGTAAACGCGCGTAACGCCCGCGCCATAGTGAACGCGCGACAATCGATTCCCGCGCGAGCATCACGCATGCCAAACAGGTTCAACAAGTTACCGCGGTAACTTATTTTTGCTTTGAGAAGCAAAGAGAAAAAATAGGAGAGTGTGTAAGCAATCCTCTCCAATCCATTTGCTATCATTCACCCTTCACAAGCTTCACTC